TTTGTTGCTTTAATTATATCCTCGAAATATTCTAAGTGGAAGTCTTTAGGCTGATTGCTCCATCCAAAATCATTTTCCATTACTTGCCATACTTTTTTTGCATCTTCTGTCATTCTATTAATTTTTAGTTGTTAAAGGCGCACTAACCATACCCAAACCGTTAGCAAACATTGCCTTACTTCTCGGTAATTGTAATATCATTTTTGCTAATTCCGTCCCCCCAACCATTCATTGCGCCTATCACGTTGGGTTCGTTGTTGGTTATTTCTAGTCCTGCAAGAACATTTCCACCAAAGTCAATTTCGTACTTCTTAGTCGGCAACGATTTGCTAACAATGCGTAACCGTAATTGCTCATCTGCGTATTCTTGCATAAGTCCGTAAAGGCTTTCTATGTCTTTTAAATTAACCACATCTTTTATATGGTCATTTCCGTATTCTTTGTCAAAATACTCTTTTGCTTTCATCTTATCTATTAAATTTAGTTATTAATTCATCGCAACTACGGTTACACTCGTCCGTTAGGCACAACGCTAAAACACATCGTAGTACCTTGGTTCGTAAAGCTTGCCATTTCTTACTTCTGGTGCGCTTAGGTGTATTAGTGTTTCTCGGTAGTCTGAATCGTTGTTCATATTTATCCAAATGGCAACCTCTATATCTTTGCCATCGGTGGTTTTTTCTACCATATCAGTGTAGTGTTCATTCCAAAGGTTTTTAGCTTCTTCAAGCGTAAGCTCGGATTTGTCTTCCACCATTTTACGTCCGTTCCAATACTGAAAGGCACAGTGCCTAACATTGTGTATAGCACATTGCTGTTCGTTTTCTTTTGATACTGTTTCCATAATTCTAAAGTTTTGTGTTTTTAATTTAAGTTAGTGGTGGCAACGTGCCATATACAAACCGTTATACACAAGCACTACGATAAAGGACAAAATGTCTTTTAAAGTGTCCTTTATAGGCTTAAATAGGCACCTCTCATCTTCCTCTATCATTAGGGTATAAAGTTTTTACATCATCTGATTGCCAATATGATTCAGTATCTATATTCATTATAGATAGTCTACCATCATAACCAGCACCAGTATCCAAATTCCATACATTACATCTTTTCATTGGCACTATGATTCCACCATTTTTAGGTTGGCGTGGATCATTATATTCTCTTAAATGAGGCTTTACGTCCCAATTAAATGTTGATGTATGACCTATATAAATTTCATTGTGTTTATACATTCTTTTTGCATGTTTTGGTGCTTTTTCATGAACTCTACCATCAAGCATTAATACTAATTGCCATAAATCTCTATCCCAGTAATAATCACTTTCATAAGCTTCATGCCCTAATCCTTTTTTAGATCTAAATCCACCATGTACAAATCCTCTATTTTTATCATCTACATAATAATTATGCATTTTATGAAAAAACATTCTATGGCTATCTTTTATTAAATATTTTGTTTTGATATAAGAATCAAAGGTAGATTTACCACCTTGACTTATCCATATATTACTTTTTGATCCAGTTTTTAACCAGTCTTCACACCACTTGTCATGATTACCTCTTATGAATATTGGTTTAACTTTTTGCTTCTTTTCAAATTCAATTAAAAATTCAATAAGTTCAGCACTTTCAGGCCAACCATCTACGTAATCTCCTAAAAAGATTACTAAATCATTTAACCCTACTTCAGCTCTTTCAAAACATTGTTGCAATGCTTTTAAAGCTCCGTGTATATCTCCTACTACTAATGTTCTCATAATTAATGTTCAATTAATTCATAAATTCTATCTACTGCTATAGGTATACTTTGACTGTTTAATACTACAAGAGTACGTCTAATAGCATTTTCAATTTCTTTTTTCTTACTCAGTTTATCCATAATTTTATATTTAATAAATAAAAAAAGAGAGGGAATATCCCTCTCTTATAAACTACTAATGGAGCTCGCTGAATAAATCCAGCATTAGCGGTTTTCTTGTATATATAAACTATATATCCAACAAGGCTTGCCTAAATAACTATACGACTTCACAGGCACCTCCTTTCAAATAATTAATTATTTTTTGAAATTCATGTATTGTAAAATCACCTTTAAGTCTATTTGCTCGATTACTTATAATTTGAATATTACCTTTTATGTATCCTTTAGAATTATCAATTCTATCTACAGAATATGTCCAATCAGTATTACCGTAAATAAATGGTTTATTTAATATAGGGCATTCTTTGGGAATAATAATATCTTTTAATTCTAAATTAAATTTAATATTATTTTTGTTACATCTACTCTTAATTCTATTATATATTCTTTTTTGTAAAGGTACTTTAGACCAATCTACAGCAGATTTTTTACAATGTTTACAAGCAGATATATCATAACCCAATTTACAACCTTTATGTTTTGAAAAAAAATTACAATCTTTTTCTTTACCACATTTTTTACAGACTAATTTCATAATTATACAATCTCACAATTATTTCCTGAACAGGCTAATTCACCACTTAAATCTGTATTGTCTTGTAATTCAACTATTTTAGTTAAATCAATATTAGTCAATGTAGATACTAACTCATTATACTTTTCTTCTGTAATATCTTCAAATGGTGCTTGTTGATAACTACCATTATCATAAGGTAATACAGACAGTCCATTATATACATCTTTATTTTTCCACATCCACTCACCTACAGTTTCCCATTCATCTGGTTTAATAGATACAGTTGCTGATACATTATGAGTATTTTGTCCATCAACATGACCTGGTTTAACCCAATCATTGGAAACTTTTTTCACTCTTTCCAACATTTCAATAGCACTTTCATGTCTTGTTACAGATCCTTTTGGAGCTCTTTGAGGAATAGAAATTACAGCCATTTCTTTAGGTCTAAATATTTCATCTTCTACTAATTCAGGATGATTAATAGATAAGTAAGTATAAATTGCTTCATTCTTACCTACTCTAATTCTACGAATATAATAATCATTATGCCACGCATGTATACCTGAACTAGTACCAAGCGTTAAACTTGTAGTACCTGCTGGCTTAACACATGTTAATCTAGCAGCAGGTTTAATATTCAACACTTTAGCAATTTCCGTATTAGTTTTTTTAATATGTTCTGTAACTTCAGTCAAATCATAATTAAAGATTTTCATTGAAGCAATACCAGTTATTGATACTCCCAGTAATGCATCTCTTTCAGTAGCTTTTTGCCACTTGTGAGATAAGTAATGGAAATCTGTATAACTAGCTTGAAGAGTACCTATCACTGTAGCAGCTTTAGCTCTTTCAATGAAATCTTCTTTACTCTCAATATTTGACCCATTAATCTCAGTTAAATTACAGAACTGATATGGTCTTAAAGCAATTTCACAACAAGGATTTGTTCCCCAATCTTTATCATTTGATAAATAAAATCCAGGTTCTCCTGAGTTAGATGCTTCAATCTTTTTCCATAGATCTAAAAATTGACCTTTGGTTACTCTATGTCTTAGTATTACAGCAGAGTTATTAGCTCTACCTCTTTGTGGATTAAGCTCCCACCAATTACCTGACTTACATGCTATCATTTCATCATCATCAAATGAGAATAAAGAAATAAGAGCTGCTCTTCTAATTCCACCTGCAAGTACAGCATCAGCAATATGACATTGTATGTCATGAGCTTGTATTGGTGTCAATTTAGTACCAGTAGGAACACTATCCAATATTTTAGTTATGTTATATATACAATCTTTTAGAGGTTGAGGCCCAGGTGCTTTACCACCACTAGTAACTAGTAATGCGCCTTTTGGTCTAATATCATCATATATAAATCTTGGCTTGGATTTACCAAAAAAATAAGCTTTCATAAGAACTTTAATAGCATCAGCCCATCCTTCAATACTATCTCCAATAACAAATCTTCTTGATCTGTCAGCAGTACCTTTTACTGTAGGTAATTTTTCAACATGATGTCTTTGTACACTGTAACCAACACCAGTACCACCTAACAGTAAGAACATAGTTTCATGGAACGCAGTCCAATCTTCTACTGGCAAATAAGCACAGTTAAAAATTCTACTTGGACTCAATTGTATTGGTCGTCCAGCAAATTGCATTGACCTCATTGAAGGCAATACTTTTTTAGATCTTACAAAATTATTATACACATTGGTAATTTCGTCCTTTAATTTAGGATACTGATCTATATGCATTTGCATATTACGATCTACCAATTCGTCCCAAGTTTCACGTCTTTGTAACTCAGGTAAAAATTTAGCATACTTCATGTATACTGTAATGTCAGATAAAATCTCAACACTTTTGTCAACTTCACTTTTAATCATTTTATCTTGTTTTTATTTTAGGTTTTTAGAAAAGAAAAAGGTTATAAATCTAGTACATTTAAACTAGACTTACAACCTTTAACAACTCTAAATTATAATTAAGAACCTTAATCTATCTAACTTTCAATGGGGGTAAAGGACTATTAACTTCATTAATAAATTCCTGCCTAAAAGTTTCATTGTCAATATCAATGATAGATGACAGTTCTGCCGTACTTTCAATTTTTGCTTTTAACACTTCTTCCAAAGATTTTCTAAGTTCTTTATCTCTTCTAAGTACTTTAACTACAACATGGTTACCATTTAAACCAAAATATTTAATAATTTGTAACTTAGAATCATGAGATATATGAGAGTATTTACCTTCTAAAAATAAATCATAATCTCTCTGCATATTCTCATTGATTTCAAAACCTATAATATAATGCTTGGAAGATACGTCTTCATGTATTTTACACATTGGACTAGATGTTAACATACCTTCATAAGTAGTATGAAATTTACTAGAATCCCATGTGTATAAACAAAATAAATGGTTAGTCATTTCAGGATACTTCTCATGCCTCAAATAGACATTGACGAGATTATGCATCGTGTTAATTCCTAACTCTTTACACAACAGCGGCAACATATAAGTATATGTTTTAGTCTTATGCTTTGTGTCTTCACTCAACTTCACTTTTTTATTCATATTAAAAAACATCTAATGACACATGACCATTAGATTCGTATATATCCCTTGGATATCTATACTTGTCCTGGTTTACATGCCAATTATAATCCTCAAGTAATTGTTTAAACCCTTTAACGTAATTTTGATCAGATTTTATATATCCTCCAAATTCACCTATACTAATGTCTTTAATTGTAGTAAGCCATACTATAGGCTTATAAGTATTATTAGAGGAAATAACCATAAATCGAAACGGTTCTATTGTATAATTAAGTAAGTGAGGATATTTCAATTTTAAATAACTCACTGATTTAGTATAGAACGATGCTTGAATATAATAGTTCCATTTCAAATAGGAACTCTCAAATTCCAGCACATCTCCAAAAGTTGTTTTCAGATCTATTGGTATAATCTTCTTTTCTTTATGATCAATATATAAAATATCTAATAACGATCTACAATCATATTGCATGTATTTCCATATAATAGGTAATTGAAATACAATCTCAATATCATCGTGTTCAGGTACTAAATATTTCTTTGTAAATGGGTGATTAGTTAAAGTATAAACACTATTAATAGCTCGTTCATACATCCAAGAATCAACCATTATCTTATCGTCACCTAATTCTATTAAAAATTCCCAGTATTTACTACCGCCTTCTTTTATAACTTTATTTGATATCGTTTCATTTTTCCAGTTGCTTCCACCATAACCAATTTGTCTGGCAGCAGTTACTATTTCCTCTGGATATGATTTTAACGTAGCATTTTTATTATAGAAAAAACTATCTTTAGAATTATTATGCTTTTCATATACAATGTCTACTATTTCTTTAATTTGGTCTGTAGGAGGATTATGATCCATTATTGCAAATCTTTTATCAAATTCCTCTTTACCATCAAAAAGTAAACAGTCCACAACTGATCCATAAATCAATGAACTGGTTAATTTAATTTTGTTATTAATGTTAGCAGGATCTTTTGACAATCCCGCTAACATTGAATAACTTAAATTAGGTAAAGCTCTGTACTCAGGTTCAGTAAGTTCTTTAACTATTTTTGGTCTACTCATAATACAACAACTCTATTCTTAACTTTATTATTAATTTCATCTAAAGATAGTGAAATTTCCTTTAAAGTAGAATGATCCATTTCATATGGTATTAATTCATTTTTCTTGAGCTGTTCAAAATTATAATCATGTTTTTTCAACATTTTATTAATTTCTTTAATGTCGTAATCACAATAATCATGTTCAAACTCAGTGGTATCAATCTCAATAAGTTTACCATTAGTATCATAATCTACAATACCAATTGGTAAATATTCACATACCCTCATTTTGTTTTTATTATACTTAGGAACAGCAACTACTTTGGAAGGATTAACTAATACAGCAATACCTTCATTACCAAAATATCCTTTACTCAAAAATGATTTATTACCTACGTGTAGTCCATATGAACAGTCTTGATTAGGATTACTACTACACTTAGATCTATCCATCTTAACTATCTCTCCTATTTTAATAGTAAATGTCCTAGTATGAGCATCAGTGTAAACAATTTCTTTTACTTTATAGGTATCTCTGTTGTTATATAATACATCCAAATTACCAATATACTCATAACTGTCTGTAAGTTTTTTACCATTCTGCATTAAATCATATCCGCTTGAAGATCTAACAACATAATAGTTTTTAGTAGATTTCTTCCAGCCTTTTATTTTAAGATAACTTTTAGAAATAAATTTAAACAATTCAGTTTCTTCAGATTTATTATTCGATTTAATCAGCACATTTCTATAAGCTACAAAATATCCTTTATTGGTGATAGTAAATTTACCACCCTTTAAAAATTCAAACAAGTCTTCTCTTGCTCTTGGATCAGGATTCATTGCAGTTAATTTCCAAAAATTAATTATGTATTCTAACGAAGAATCATCACATTTTTCAATATATTTTGCTAATACAAAAGGTATAGATAACTTAATACCCTTCATGTAAATTTGATTACCTTTGGCTTTAAAAAGTTTTTTACCTTTATATCTTTTGGAAAGTATATCTTTAAATTTGATTTTACCTTCATTCTTTTTAACTAATTCTTTTTCAGCTTTATCTTTAGCTTCTTTCTCAAATAATAATATATCTTTATTTGTCTGTTCAGTCAAAATAGATATAACCTCACTATCTGTATTTGCATTTATTAAATCTTGATACGCTTTTAATACTTTATCATTCGTACCAAAATCTTTCATATACATTTTGCCTTTAACATGAGCAACTATAGTTGTCCCTGTATTTATAACTTTCGCAGTTTTCATTTTTAATTATTTATTTTTGTCTTATTTATTTTCTGGTAGGTATTTATAGCTATTGAAACTTTTGATATAAAATGTAAAACTTTTTTTAAGTCAGTATAATACAAACTATAAATATTCTTAATGTTATTATAATGTTTTAAATATATAGCAGATTTTGTATTACTATTACCTAATTTAACATCAGAAGCTGTTTTCAATGCTGATTCATTACCAGGAAAAGCTTGTTGAGCTAAAAAGTCTTTATTGTATTTATCACAATATAAATATATATCATGGAAAAAACTATCTTTTTTAACCATTTTTTTATCAAATATATAACTAACAAAAGCATAGTATGCTTGTTTTTCCTCATTTGATTGATATACATTATCATGTCTATAATAAGTTAAATAAATTAACATAATTAATTCTATATCAGAATTAATTCTTTTGTTTATATTTTCATGATAATCTTTAACTCTATCCCCAATACTTTTTATACGCTTACTTACTTTATTTTTAATAGATTTAACTTCATATAATTGATTAATCATATCTTTAAACTTATCATCTAATTTTAAGTAAGTATCTTTATTTTTATAAATAGAATTAAAATCCTTATTAATTTGATCTTCAAATTCATTTTTTAAAACTAATTTACCACTTGTGAATAAACTATGTATTACTATAATGCTTAATTCATTATTAAGTGAAGTACGTGTTTTAGATAGTTCATTGATATAATTATCTTTATTTATTTTAATATCAGTATATCTATTAATAGCAATATATGCATCTACAAAGAAGTCCTCATTTTTCTTTAAAAAGTCTTCTAATGTAGTTAAATGAGAATATTCTTTTTTTGTAGTAATCATTTTTAAATTAGTTTGTGAGATTTTACATAATTCTATAGATGGAATATCGAAATATTTATAATACGTATACAATAAAGCTTTTACATAGTCAAAATTATCTAAGATTTTTTTATCTAAGATATTTTCATTATAAAAAATATATAGAGTTTTATTTTCTCCTTTTTTATAAGGATGAATTTCATCTAGTTTTACATTTGATCTTGTAGTTTTAAAATGATTATCAGGCGTATTTAAAATATAATCAAGATTTGTAAATGAACTAGATATAGATAATTTTACTGCACTTATTTCATTTTTAGGTCTGGTATTTTTTACAAGAGTTATACTATTTTTAGACTTCCAATCATTATACCATTTAGTAGTTGCTTTATTTTTCTCAATATCATCAATATCAATAAAAAATGCTTTCATCATAGTTTGTTCAAATTTAATATAAGCATCTATTAAATTTTTATAAACAGTATTTTTATTGTATTCGTCTGCTACTATTTTTAATTTTTTATCATCATCCATACTATTGGAAGGAATAAAATTAATATTAGCAATAAGACTCGTATTTATAGAACGGTTTAAAACTCTATGATAATCTAATAAAGATGGATTATTTAAAAATATAATTCCTCGGTTATGATATTTGTCTGTAATATAAGTGCGAACTTTCTTATTCAATTTAAAATCAGAATTTTTTGTATAAAAATACACTGATTGCATATTTGGAATATCCACCGCATTATGATTAAAATTTAATGTAGTAGGAAGATATGTATGTTTATTCTTAGGTGTTTTTCTCCAAGTAGAATTATAATTACCTAAATTCAAATAATGAGGTTTTAATGATTTTCTATCAATAAAATTATTAAACAAAGAATTTAAGTTACCATCAGAAATTTTTAAATTTTTATTAATAAATGAATAATTAGGAATATTTATATTTATAATTTCATCCCCAAAAGCATTTATATTATATTTATTTTTACATGTTTTATAATTAGATGTAAATATTCTATCTAAACGAAATATATCATTAATACTTATTTTATGATCTTTATTTTTATCAAATATCAAATATTTAAAAATATTATTATTATTTCGAAATAATTTTAAACCATACAAATATAAATCTTTATCAGTTTTAATTCCTGAAGTTTCCTTATTGATTTGTTTAGCAATAAGATGAATTATTTCTACGCAAGCTTCTTCAAATCTTTTTTCAATTATAGCTATTGTATTTTGATTATACCTAATATCTTCCCTACTATAATTAACTGGTATTTCACCAATATCTATTTTCAAAGCTATGGGCAAGTCCATAAAACCTTTATATTTAGATTCCTTTAAACATAAATTATAATCTATTGGATAATATACTTTACCTATACACAAACAAACTCTAGATTGAGATATGTTATTAAATAATGCATTTGATTTAACATTAGAAGGTCTAAATTTAAAATGTTTTCCTTCGTATATATTAAATTCATTTATATCATTTACTAAATCAATAAAATTACTATTTAATGTAGGTTTTAATGAATTACCTATTTTTAAATATACATTATCAAAATATCTAAGTTGGGTATAAATTGCTTTTAAAAAATCATTAATATCTCCTAATTTTTTAATATAGATTTTAATTATAGTGCCATTTCTTTTGTCTATGGGCATTTCATTAATCTTATCTAATACAGGCCCAACTTCACCTTTACGTAATATATAGTTATATTTAATACCATCTGCAATAGTTTCAATATAAAATACATCTACATAAGAAAATGGTGATTTACTACCTAACCCAAAAGCACCAATAAATTCATTACTATCTTCTTTATCACTAGACAAATAATTCATATATATGTCTCTCATAGTTTTTGGAGATAGTCCAGTACCCACATCTACAAATTCTATATAATAGCCAGATTCATCTTTATCCATATTAATTATTACGGCATCGTTTACACCAGCTTTTTTATGGGAATCAAAACAGTTAGATGTTATTTCTCTTACGATAGAACTTATACTATCTTTATATATGTTTGAAAAAAACTCCCACATTTTACCAAACTTACTTACATCAATATTAGCTTCTATGCTATCAAAATCATAATTATCTGATGTTTGTACTTTATTTTTTTGAATTTCTAATTTCATTATTATTATTAATTTACATTACACAAGTTCTTGACATATATATGTTATAGAATTATCTATTTTTTTCATAATACTATATCTATCACCTAATGATTCATCATATCCAGAATCTACTAATCTATTTAAAAGTTGATTTTGTACAGAATGAACCGCTGATTCTATATATGCTCGTAGAGTATTAAAATCTCTTCTGTTTAAAAGAGCATTAATATATAATTGTTCTTTTTCACCAAGCATCTTAGATAATTTGGTGATTTTATTCATATGATCAATTATATATACTTCATTTTCACTTACACTTTTCATTTAATTTCTTTAAAAGGTTGAAAAATTCCTCCTCCTCAAGTATAACTAAGCTTTGATATTTTTTTCTACCTCTCTTGTGAAAAATTATCTTAGGTAGATTTATTTGAGGATCAGTTGGAGGATAGTTCTTTTTAAGAGCATTATCCATTGACTCAAATATGTCGTGATAATTTAAATTTCTTATCACAGCTTTAGCTTGTACATTATAGGGTATAAATGCCAAGTCTACTTTACTGTCGTCTAACAAGCGAGAAGCCTGTCTAGAGGTTTTACAGAAAGTAAACCCAGCAATTTCCCTAAATTTTTTAGCCAAATATCTTTCAAAGTTATGACCTTTTCTTCTATTTGCACTACTCATTACCAATTTATTTTTTGTATACCATGACCTTCTAAAAACTCATTAGCTTTTATAAAACAATTATTATGGTTCCAATTAGGTCTTCCAGAATACTTACCCGCAACAGGATGTTCACTGTATATCACCTTATGAGGGTGAAGTATAAGAGGCTTGTATTTATTGGCTTGAGCTCCCCACAATAAAAATACTACAGGCTTTGATTTTAATACTATAACTTTAATTACTTCTAATGTAAATTTTTCCCAATATAGTTTATGTGAATTGGGCTTACCTTTTTCAACGGTAAGAGCTGTATTAAGTAACATTACACCTTGTTCTGGTAAATATGATAGATTTCCATCTAGCAACTTAGTATTAAAATGTGTTGGATACATTTCATTATAAGCATTCATAATATTACGCATTGAAGGTGTTATCAATTTCTTGCAATCAAATGCAAGTCCTGTAGCATTCCCATCATGATATGGATCCTGACCTAAAATAACCACTTTAACATCTTTAAATGAAGTTTCTTTAAAAACTCTAAATATGTTATTAGGATCAGGATAGCATTCTTGAGTAATATATTGCTTTGCCGCCATATACATTTCATCAAAAATATCATCTGTTATTCTCAGAGATAATGGCTTATACCAATCTCCTAACTTATCTTTAAGTTTTTCAAATTTCATATTAATTTTGTTATTCAAATACATGAGACCAGTATCTGCAATCAGGTTGATTTTGTAATCTATCCCAAAAGAGTTGTCTGACCATAAATGGAGGAATATCTACTTGTTTACAATTTTCCAACCAGTTATTTTCCATTTTTTCATATATTTTTTGTCCTAATTTTGTTTTATAATTTAAGTTCTCAAGGTTATATAATCTTAAATGATGTATATCACCACATAGAACTTGAGCTTCTAATGGTTTGATCATTTCTAAAGCAAACGATACTTTAGCATGACCTAAACCAGGTATGGTATTTACTATTCTATTTCTAGCAATAGCATGATTAAAAGTATTTATTTTAAAATCTTCTGGATTATTCCAGAACATGTTTGAAAATTGCATAATATAGTTAGTTCTATTATTATACAATCCTACACCAGATTCTATTAATCTGTTTCTAAGGATTAATGGATTATGAATCCATTCTTTAAAATCTTTAATATACTGATATCCTTTAACATTAGACTCCCATGATGTATGTACAGAACAAAAAGCAAAAAGATATCTTCTAAATATCTCTTGGTTCGTGTATGGAGTAATTGTTGACCAGTATTTTTTATATTTTTCTATATCTGCTTTATCCTTATTTGTTAAATTGTTAAAGAAATGATATGCCTTCTTTTCACTATATCCACTCTTCATCTATCTTTTCTTTCAGTTTTGTTTTTATTAATTCTTTAAGTTCATCTAAAGAATAATCATTTACATAATCTGAAGGATCTTTGGCATTACATTGTTTTGGATTATTGATATACAATAAATCTTTAAAAGTATTTGTTATTGTTGTTGAGTGCTTTACACCCGCTTCATCATTATCGTAATAAATTACAATATATAAAAATCTCTCTTTAAGTTCAGCGTACATCCGCTGAGTAAAAATACCATTTTCTGAATGAGGCGCTATTGCACTATATCCACATTCGTATAAAACCATAACATCTTTCAGAGATGAGGTTATAAAAAGTATGTCATCTGTATTAGGTAATTGATTATATCCTTGCCAGGGAATTGTTGGGTTTACATTAGTATACCATTTAAAAGTTGAATTAGTCTTGTTAGGTTGATAAATTTTATATATACCATCTTTAAAATAATATGCATAACACAAACTATCACCATATATAATTTGACTGTCAATTTGAAAAAAAGTAATAGGGCTAACTTTAAAATAATTCAATGTTGAAGAAGATATATTATATTTATCTTTCCAATATTCTTTATCTTTAATCATCCAGTTTCTCTCACGTATTTTAATTGTGGGAGGCTTTCTTGTTTTAAATTTAGCTTTAGCGTTAACTCTACCGTAAAATGGTTTAGAACAATTTCTAATATTATCTGGTATGGATTCTGAATTATATCCCAAATTGAAATCCTCATTAATTATACTTAATGCCTGTTGATATGAACATCTATATTTCATTTTTACAAACTGTATAGAATTTCCTGAACCCAACATGAAATCATTAAACATTAATTTTCCCGTATATCTACTCACATAAATACCAAATGATGGATGATCATCTATCCTAAATGGTGAAGACGTAATTTTACCAATAGTATACGGCCCATAATAATGATTAAAAATGTCATGATCAGATATATGCTTATATATGTTTTTTATACTTATCCCTTCTCCCTCGTACTTTTTAAAATTTAATTCAAATTCCATATAATAAAAAAAGAGAGCCCATTACAGGCTCTCTTAATTTTAATTTAAATACAACAATTTATTTAAAATGCAGGCGTATTACCATTTTGAGTTGGTCTTTCATCAGCCATTGGAGATGGTGATGATGATGTAGCTAACATCTTAAAATCATATTTATTGTTTTTATCGTAAGTCAATTGAGTATCTTCATCAGCTACTACAGGAACTGCTGCTCCCTCTTCAATTGCTTCTGCAAATGGAAGATATCCAATAGTAGCTTTCTCTTTAACTTCACCATTATATTCGTATTGTTCACCACAGAACTTCATTCTAACAGATCTACCTCTTAATAGATCATTGAAGTCTTCAATAGATTTTATACTATTAACTTCTTGCTCTGTAGCTACTCTTTTAGCTAAATGCTTAAGTCTTTTCATTGATCCTTCAAGAGCTCTTTCACTAGTATAAAGTCTAAAAGCTTTAGAATTATCAGGCCCACCAGCTTTAGCATATAATTCAAGCTCAATATATGGAGCTCCACCATTTTCAGGCTTTTCTACATGCGATACTTTTTTAATAACGACATTATTATAGATACCTGGATAGATATATTGTCTTTCTCCAGTTGATACATTGTCGTCTACGTTTTCAAAATTAAATAATTCTGACATAATTTTTCTTCTTTAGTTTTAAAATATTTTAAATAATTAAGTGTTGCAATATACAACAAAATTAAGACTTTTTCAAGTCAGGGAAAATATTTTCCCAAAAAGTTTTCACCTCATAAGTATCTTTATCTGATTCAGATAACAATACTTCTTTACCTGATAGATGAGGCATTCTATTACCTGTGGCAATATCTCCATCAGATTTAAAGCTAACCATTAACTTATTTCGTTTTCTATATACATAACCTATGGCATCTACATTTTGACATACTAATGCTGACAATTTACCAGTAAGATCAATTTCTTTTGCAGAAATTTCCATATCATCTTTACTTGTATATTTATCTTTAGTATGACCAATTAGAATTAAAGTATCACACAATGGAACAAAGCTATTTAAAACTTTTTTATATGCATCTCTGACATATTTATAACCTGCACCCATTGGTAAAGCTTTAAGCTCTACAATGTCACCATTGAATTTAGACCCCATTGCAGTACGTTTGTACAAGCCAATGGCTATAGAATCACACAACTCTTCAAGTTTGGTTGCTGTGTCAAGAGCAATAAATCTATATTTATTTTTACCGTTCTTTTCTTTGTATTCAGTAAGTGCTTCAACTAGTTCACGTAATTCGACTACGTTTTCAACATTTACTTTTACTGCATCAATAAGATCAGTACCTTTCTCAAAATCTACAATTAAACAATCTGGTAATTGGGCAATTGTTGTAGTTTTACCTGTTTTAGGTAATGCATATAGCAAAACTTTATTAGGTGTAGTTCTGGTTGCTTTTACTATTTTATCTGGTAATTCCATATTTTATTATTTATATATTAACTTCATCTTTAATCCATTTTACTACATCTTTAATACGATCATAATAAGAATTAGCGTATTCATTGCTTTCATCTTCTAGATCCTCATAAATTTCAGATTCTCTAGGAGTAATATATAATTCCACAGGAGTCATAATACTCACAAAAGTTCTATCTTCAGGAAGAAATATTTTATTATCAAAAGTTGCAGAGTCATTAGCTACAGTTATAGTACTTAAATTATTAATAATAAAATCTGATACTTTTTTATTATTACAATCTCCCACCATAGTTCCATAAACACATTCAGATGAAGATTCCCCATTTATTTCTGAGTTGAAAACCTTATCAATTTCCTCTGAAGTAAAATGTTGTGGAATTAATTTACATTCTTCTTGAACTAATTTTACAAAATCTTCCTCGTAAATATTTACTTCATCCTGCTGTAATATTTCCATATAGTCAGGAATAGTATAATAAGAATACTTACTCATTTTTTTATATTTTTTTATTTTATTATTTACCTGTAGATCCAAATCCACCTTCACCTCTATCTGATGGATTTAATTTATCTACTATTTCAAATTTAACATTTTCTACTCTTTCAAAATAGCATTGTGCTACTCTATCGCCTACTTTATATGGAAATTCTCTTTCAAGTAGGTTAAAAAGTCTAGGAGTTGCTTCGAATTTCAACTTCCATTCTCCTCTATAATTAGAATCTATCTGAGCTGGACTATTAGCCATAAACCAAGATTTGTGTGTTAAACTACTTCTTGGTACAACAATAGCTTTAAAGCCTCTTGGTATTTCAGTACCAAATCCTAATTCCACAGTAACTTTATTGTTACTCACTCTTTCTACATTATTAATAAATAAATCAAAACAAGCATCATCTTTATGTGCTTTTTTTGGTAATTTACTATCAACATAAAATAACTCTGTTCTTACAATCATTTTTAAATTATGAATTTTGTATTTGTTTATAAATTTCCTCAGTCATATCATATGCTGGAGGAAGTTCTTTAAAAGTATTGGATACACCATTAAAATATAACGGGAGTTCAATAAAACCAGCACCAATTCTATTTTTCAATATAATTGCACTCCTAAATTTATCTCCTACTTTATTAATAGAATATCCTTGATATTGATTAATATTATGCTTTGCTGGTGAAAATAAACCTATTACTACATGGCAATCTCTAGGAGTTAATTTATTATCTGCTACATTTGCCAATGTAGGTTTAAACTTCTCCTCTATTTTTGTTCCCATTTTTGTAAATTCAGCTTTTTCACCATCAGCAGCCTGTTGTTGAACATCAACAAAAAAATATTTATAGTGTTTAGTTATAATCTTACGACCATAATCAGCACTTAATCTACTCATTGCTTTATGTTGTGTTTCAGCACCTTTTTCTGGTTCTACCAATGAAAAGTGATCCACAATTACTCCTGTATATTCATCTGGGTTATTAGGTTCATACCTATCATAAAAAATTCTGTCATTTCTAGATTCTCTCATTTGATCAAGTATTTTTGAATATTCTTCTTTTGTAGAAGCTATTAATTCTTTCCCAGATTGTGTTTTAAAGTAATGTTTACCATTACGCAATGAATAATCTCTGACATATTTATATATACCAGTTGGATTACTTATACTATCAATTACTTCTAAATGATCATCTAAATCATTAAAATAATCTCTACATTCTTCAACTTTATTAATAATATCATCATCTATGCTTTTTTCAAACATAGACTGTAATTCTAATACAGATTTTCTAATTCCATATTTTTCAAAAAGTCTATTGGCAATCATAGTCATCATAAATTCTTCCTTACTTTCTTCTAATCCAAAGTAAAGTATCTTGTATGATAAACCTGATTCAGGATGATTTTTAATCCATTCAATAGGTTTGTAAACAAATGTATGTTTACTAAACTGAGTTTTACCTATACCAGTACCAGCAGTAATCATCCAATTCGTACCTCTAATTATACCAGGTAATACTGTACGTAATCTGGGAAACCATTCAAATGGTATACAATTAGGTTTATGATTTTCATCTAAATTCTTTTTATTCTGCTTGATAGTGGATAAGGTATTTTCAAACAATTGGTTTTTCTTTTCCACACTCATATCATTTTATCTGCGTATCCTGTATCACCACTCACTTCATCATCTTTGATTTGTTCGCAGTACCCTGCAAGTCTAGAAACTTTTATTTTACTAGTGTCTTGCTTACTAATAAAATAATCACATCGTTGTAAATACTTAAAATTATTCTCGTTATTTTCATTAATGTACTTTTCAGTAGCACGTAGAATTAAAGATTTAGAATTGTATTCAGGATATTCTGAAATAAACCATAACATCTTTTTAAGAGTAGATTTCTTATCTACTAATTTTCCAGATGCTCTGGTATCTTTGAACAACTTTCTGTATTCATCAATCCAATTTTCTACATCATCACTACTGAGTCTGGTATTCTGCTTGTCACTTAATGTTACTTTACTAATAACACCACTTTTTAAAAATTCAATACCCTTACTTCTTAATTCAAATTCAAAGAATTCACTTTCGTAATCAACTATTTTGATGTATTTGCTACATTGCAACTCTTCTAAGCATATGTTATAAAATTTATCTTTAACCTCATAACATTCTTGTTTACTGTGTAATATTGTTGCACTATAAATGTTTAGGTCTTTAGGTAGACCATTAACATCAATCTGAATTACTTCATTATTCAAAATTTTCATTTTTCATTCCTATTTCTGTAAAAGAGAGAGGGTCAAAATCATCAGCAGTATCTACTGAGACTTCACCCTCTCTGTTACATAAAGGACATACTATATCAGATTCAGATTCTGGATCATATATGTATCCAATACCCAAACACTGAGGACATTCTGTTTTTTTATTATCTTTCATTGTATTTTGGTTAAAATGCAATATAATAAATAATAAAATATCATCAAACTAGGTTCTTAAACCTGGTATAAGTAATACTTGATTTGGGAAAAGCCTGTAATGCTTTATTAACCCAATCTTCATCTTTAGTATTAATAACAGAAAGTATCCATATTTTAGCTCTATGTCCCTCTCTAATTCTCACTATTCTACCAACTCTCTGTACTAAATCCAGAGACTTAGATGTAAGTTGTACAATTAACGCACTGTCTAATTTAGGTATATTTTCACCTTCATTAAGAGCTTTTATACAACTTAATCTGTTAATAGATCCTCTTTTCAATCTATCTAAATCTTTACTGTCAGTTTTAGAATGATATCTATATGGACATAATATTTCTGCTTGTTTTATGCTACCAGCAAATATCAAGAAGCGTTCATTTTTATTGAAATACTTTTTAATTATATGTTGAGCAGCTTCAGTTTTACTTGGTAAATCATATATAAATCTCATTCTGTTAAGATATAAATACATTGGTACATCTTTACCAGAAAACTGTATTTTATTAATTACAGCTGTCAATGCATCATATCTACTCTTTTCAGAAGTAATATATGCATCTTTGGTTTTAGGTTTAACTTTAAAGTTACGTTTAGTACTTAAGTCAAGTTCTATTACATTTATGTCAAAAGGTGCTACAACACCGTCTTTAACTCCTTGCTCCAATGGATAATTAAATGATATTTTCAACATAAGCTGTCGATATAATATATCTCTTTTATCTTCATCTTCAGGTGGAGTAGCTGTTAAAGCAATTATTGACTTTACTGTATTATTATTAAAGAACTGTGAATTAGCTTCCGTTACTCTATGCGCTTCATCCAATATTACCAAATCATAAGTTTGTTTTTTAATCTTATTGATTGACACATAACAGTATCTATCAATTTGACCATAGAGAGTTTTACCTCCCCAATATTCAAACTCATTTTTCCAACCTTCATCTCGTAAAGTTTCAGTAGGTACTACAAGTAATATTCTAGCTCTTTTTTTAGATTTAGAATCAACATGCTTTGCAGCCATGACACCAATTCTGGATTTACCAGAACCAGTGCACATAGCTAACAAAGACTTTTCACCACTTGCTACCCAAGTATCAAAACCCTTTTTTTGTATCTTATCTTTAACTTTATTTACCTGTTTCATATCTTTATAAATTTAGGTATGAAACCACCTTGTACACATCCTGGAATAGGCATTAATTGATTGCTACCACCAGTTTGATCTAGATCTTCACCTGCAAATTCCTTTATGGACATATACCAATTATATCCATTGGGAGATATTTGTTTAGCATATTCACTAGCTCTTTTAGTATTAACTAATATGTGATATCCTCCTCTGGATTCCAGAATCTTTACGAATTCATTTGATTTAAATCCATCTTCATTCATAATTGGAAATATATCTTTAAGTCCATTTAAGTCTATATTCTTAGTATCTATATCAAAGTCTAACCAATGTGTATTGTTCTTTGATTTGGCTCTTTGTATACAACTAATTGTCTCTGCATGTGGATTATAAAAATGATTTCCATTTGCCACAGCATGGGCAAATCTTACTAACACATCTCTATTAGCTGTAATACAATCCCTTGGTGTAGGAGTTATATATACAGCTAAAGACTTTTGAGTTGCAGGTGTATTCTTTAATGTGTAACTATTAATAGGAGCTTCAAGCTGTTTTAGCTTATTAAATAAATACTCCTTGTTACTGGTAAATCTTTTCAACTGCATTTTATCAGATGATGTGGATTTTAAATCATCATCATACTTTTTACGAGCAAACAAAGCTACATAAAACTTCTCGTAATCATTTAAATCAGGCAACCAATCTATAAATTCTCTTAAGAGTTTTTCGTCTTCTATTATTTTATACGTTTCTTGTTTCATTATCCTAATTGATTATAAATTACTTCTTTTACCGCATTTTCAGCAGCAATAACTTCGTCAGTACTAAGTTCAATTTCTTCATTTGTATCATCATCTATTTTTACAACACTAAATGATTTAAACTGAACATTATTGTATTTAATATCTACCACCAAAGGTTCACTCAAATTATCTCCTTCTGATCTATCATCAGTATCAAAAACAGCTACACCTTCAGTATAAATAGTGTTTAAATCATGACCTTCAAAAGTAATTTCTCCTTTTTCATAATCTGGAATAAATTGCCAATTTTCTTTTTTAGATTGTGCAATTGTTTCATAAACTTTGTTTGCTTTTACATTCATATTTTAAATTATTATAGATTTAGATTTATTCAGATTTATTATACTAATTGAACATGCTTAACTGTTCTGGCTCTACCACACGTATAATCTTATTACATTCATTTACATAATATTGATAATCTATTTTATAATCTTTTATTGGCTTATTAATATATTGATTAAATATAGTAACTCCCCATCCAGACTCAATCATAGATTGTCTACCATCTTCATGAACTTTGTAGAACGAACCGCCTTTTTTAGATATATAATATCTATTCGTTTTTTGTAACTTTTCACGTATAGGTATAGGATTCATATTTTTATCTATTTCTACTTTACCTATCTCAACTGTCCAACCTTGATTAGCTTTAAACATACCGCAAAAATCATATATGTTTTTATGATTTCGTATAGTTTCTTCAATTGGCTTATTATAAATAAAATACTCTTTCAATGCTATTTGTACAATTTTAAAAGAAGTATTTTTCCAAATATCTTTATCTATTTCAAACGCACCTTTATATTTTATACTACCTGCAGTATTAACTGCTAAATAATTATTAACATCTCTTAGTACTAACTTCTCGTATGTATCATGTTCTAATTCAAGCTTAGTCATATTTTCCCATTTAGAACATATATCCATATATAATTCTTTTTTTGATTTTGGTATAATACATTCTAAACCGTCTGTATTTATCATTAACATTTTAAAACCATTATCTTGTAATTCTTCAGCTAACATTGTCAATAGTAATTGTCCATTAACTGTTATTTTCATAGTAAACAATGGGTCATAGAAAAAAGAGTAAACACTATTTGATTTACCAAATGAACCATTCAATGCTAATTTATAGGCTTTATTTCTTGGGTCTGATTTGGGAATTTTAGCTCTTTCATCATATAACCATTTATAAATTTTACAAAACCTATTTGATAAATGCTGTGGATAAAAATTATTGTTAATTGCAAGATTTGGATAATATGATTTAACATCACTACTTAGTATTAACTCATCTTCTTTTGGAATATATATTCCTGGATATGTTGCACCATGGATTCCTCCAGTGCCAAAATCATATTTAAATCCTTTATAAATGACTGATTCATTCAATGCATTTTTAGTTTGAGTTATTACTTTATCTTTTATCTTGTTAAAAAATAAATTAAATTCTTTAGACTTATATTTTATATTAGAAAGTATTACGTCTTTAAAATCTATTTTATGTCTATAAGTTCTTCCTTCTTTAATATCTTTTTTACTCTTACCTTTTAATGATAAAAAATGTAAAAATATTTCCTCACCTATTTTGGTGTCATTCGCATTTAAAATATCTGTGTTAATAATATTACCAATGTTTTTTCTCATATCAATTGCAGAGCGAGTCATTTGATAGAGCTTCTCTGTAATCACTACATCGTTAATATTATATTTTATTATATCATCTATTTCACTAAACTTTACTAATTGATCAAATTTAATTGGTAAGTCTTGTATCCATTCATGATTAATAGCTATTGCCACCTGCTTCAATGAAGTACGCTTAGCTTTATTATCAAAATGATATATTTTAAAAAGATCCAACTGGGGTATTTGAACAAACCAACTAGGTATACTAGACCACTCTTCGTTAATAATACGTTGTGATTCAGTATATAATAAATCATTGATTTGTGCATAATCCATTTTTACCAACATATCAGCGTTGGTAATAATATAATGGAGTACAGGGTAGTCGTAGTTTATATTATTAAACCCGACTAACCCTTTGAGTTCTGAGCAGGTAAGAAACTCAATGTACTCCTTTATTTGGTTGTTACGTTCAGATATTTCAAATATACGAATATCACCAGTGTCCTTATTTATTCCAGTATAAGAATGAAAATTAGGAAACTGTTCTATATCGTATATTTCGATCATAACATTTTACTTTTTCTTGGAAAACAATACTCCAAGTTCTTGACTCCACTCTTCCATTTCATCACGAAGATCGGATAATTTACTTTCAGCTTTTTCTAATTTAAATTTAGCTGTTGCAATTCCTTCAAGATAAGCTTTTGAAGAACCAGCCCCTTTAATTTCATCAGTAGGATATCTAGCAGCTGTAAGTTTTTCTTTACTATCTTCTACTTCAGTTTCTGCATCAACAATAGCTGATTCCAATGCACTTAATTGAGATTTAATAGCTGCATTAGCTTTTCTCTCATTTCTTGTTGCAATTACTTTATCAGAATCTCCCTGAAGTCTTGCCATTGTTTCTTTTACAAAATTACTCATAATGTCCATTTGTTTTAAATTAAAATTTGTTTTTTGATTACTTTACTTACTTTATTTTTATTGATTAACACTGGGTCGTTTAAAATATAATTATTTACATCTGTTGCATCTGTTTCTTTTACTTTCTCTTCACTTGAAGTAGTTAATTCCCAAGAGAATTCTTCAAAAGCAGTATTTTTAGTAGCTTCAGTAATTATTGATTTGCCATAATGATCACCAGTTGTATTAGCTACGTTAATTATTGATTTATCAAAGTGAGCAATATTTTTAGTACTTGCATATTCTATAGCTTCAGCTTCACTTAATATAGTATAGTTTGTATCTTCAAGGTTAAAATTATCAGTTCCTCTATAATGTAAATTATCAAATACCTTGAAATAAACATATCTACGCCGCCCATCTTGATTCTCAGAAATTCTAATAACCCTTAATAATCTACCATCATAGGTATTAGAATAATTACTAGTTATTACATAATCCCCTACTTCTAATTCTTTATGTTTATCTTGATCTTCATTTTTATAAACTTTTTCTAGATTATTATCGCTTATTGCTTCCTTTACACCCTCTAAACCAACCCAAGAAAAATCATAAACTCCTGATTTTTGGATACGTGTTATTTTATGTATACTACCTTTTTCTTTTAGTTTTTTAAAGTAAGGAATATCATTACATCCATGATCAAGATTAGATTTTGTATCTACAACTTTAACATAATCACCTACTTTTAAATCTATATCTTTTTTCTTTTCCTCAGTATCTATATTATATACACCAGTTTCTATATTATACACATGTGGTAAATAATCTGGATGTATATCAAAACAAATAGCTTTAATATTACATTTCCATTTATTATGTTCAGGGTGTACAATATTATCAACTTTTTTATTCAATATATTTTGATAATGGTCAGACTGATCAAACCAAAATATTTCCCCTTTTTTTACATTGGTTTCTAGAAGAGTTCCAACAGCTCCCTTAAAATCATCTATTGTTAAATTTCGATTTAATATTGCTTTAAATTTACCAGGCCCTGGGGAAAATGGAGAATGTTCAATATCTTTTTTATCTTTCATAGTTGTTGCATTTCTTGAATTAAATAAGTTCCTGGATATATTATATCAACATTATATTTAATATTAATATAATTCTTTTTTTCTTTCATCATATCATCAAATACATCATCATATTCTGAATAGAACTTAGATTTATGCAATTTTATTGTGATAACCTTTTTAAATAATGTCAATTCTAAATATTTGACATAAAAAAACCTCGAAAAGATTTCCGAGGGTGCTATTGCAAAACTCTTTGTTTGCATATAAATTTTAATTTTTGTTTTTAATAACTTAGATCTTGACATTAGTGTTAGCATTATAATTTAGTTTAAGTGTTTGTATTCCCACAGGGAGTCGAACCCTGGTTTCTACATAGAAAGTGTAGCGTCCTAGACCACTAGACGACAGGAACATAATTTTTAATTTAGTGCACCCTATGGGATTTGAACCCATACCTCCAAAGAGACAAGATTTTAAGTCTTGCGTGTCTGCCAGTTCCACCAAGAGTGCTTTTTATTTTTTATAAATATCAGACTTATATTTAAGTTTACTATATTCTGGATTATCCATCCTAATTATTCTATTTGTAATAGAAAGGCTTTTAGATAATTTTTGTATATCTTTAGATATATATTTATTAGGATTATTAATATCTCCAAATATATCAACTGCTTGTCTACTTTGTACATTCCTATTTACTGTTGTAGGTATGCTTATAGCAACTTGTGATTGTCCATAAAGTCCCACAACATTTACAACAAGTTGATTTTGTATAGGAACTGATGGTAATACAGTTGTACCTGTAAATGGAGAAACTCCCCAAATACTACCTGTATTTTGTTGTGAATATCCTTTATACACAACTAATACGAATAAAATTATAGTCAGTATAACTGAAGCTATAAAGTTTGATTTTTTAATTTTCATAATTTTTGAATTTAAGTTTAATATATAATCTCATGAGAGGATTCGAACCTCTATTTTAATACTGTTCTTTAACACTAATTCAAAAAATATTTTTAGTATTACGTAATACCTCTTATACTACATGAGATTAAGAATATCCAAGAATATCCTGCTCTTTTATTGGAAATATAGGCGTATTGTTAACAGTCACTTGATAGCATCCCAAAGCTTCATTATATCCAGCAAATCTACATTTCCCTGTAATGGATGTAAATTTGTTCCATATAATTTTACCCTCGTTGTCTCGTGCATTAATTCTAACAGTTACACTTTTTCCAATTAAATTATCCCAGTTCATAGTTTTATAGTTTTATAGTTTTATAAAAATCATTGTTGGCCCCAAGAGACTCGAACTCTTAACCTTCTGATTGTTTGCAATATTTATTGTTTTGTTGTTTTATTATGAACTTATTCATATCTTGTGGACCTAGTAGGACTCGAACCTACACTCCCACTGCTTATGAGGCAGGAATTTTCACCAATTAAACTATAGGTCCATGAAAAATTGTATAATATGTCAAAATAAATTAACAACTACACAAGTTAAATATTGTTCTAATAATTGTAAACAAAAAGCTCATTATAATAAGCATAAAACAAACACCAACTCTACATATTCTCAATACAAACGAGGAGTAGAAAGAAAACTAGAATTAGTAAATAGTATAGGTGGTGTTTGTTCAAAATGCGGATATAATAAGAATCTAGCAGCACTGCATTTTCATCATTTAAAAGATAAGAAATTTGGTATAGATATTAGAAAAATATCTAACACTAAAATGCTTACTCTTAAAGAAGAAGTTGTAAAATGCATACTATTATGTGCAAATTGCCATGCTGAGGAACATAATCCTCACATGAACATCAGTTCTCTCTAACCAGTTGAGCTAGAGGCCATTAATTACATCTCTTTGAATTTTCCACCATTATTTATTCTATCTATCATTTCTTTAACTAAAATGCCAATTGACGTTATAATAATTATGACAAATAATATTGTTGCGGTATACATATTATATAGTTTTTATTTATTCATTTTAATTAAAGAGGGAGATTTCGTTCTCCCTCAAATAACGTGCTTACGCCGCCAGTCTAACTGGTTGCGGAGCAATAGAAACAACTTTAGTGTCGTTTATTGTAATATCCTCCATTTAACATAACCTACATAGTAATCCAATCAAAACCAGTCACGCCCATGTATTTGTAATTAAAGGTTTGCACTAAGCTTTAAAACTATTACCTAACTTTAATTACACCATAATTGGTTGTGTGGACATGGTGGGTATCGAACCCACGTCTTGAAAAACCTTCAATTATAAGAAGATATTGAATGCGTGACAGGATTTGAACCTGCGACCTCCCTTATGTTTATGGAATAGGGCGCTCTACCACTGAGCTACACACATTGTTGCGGGAACAGGACTCGAACCTGTGACCTTTGGGATATGAGCCCAACGAGCTACCAACTGCTCCACCCCGCAATATTGAGCAAAATGTGAGATTCGAACTCCGTCCCCTGATTGGAAGTCAGGTGCTTTGCCAATTAAGCTACATCTTGCATAAGAGTATCAAATCTCATAGATATATTCTAACAACTATCTTCTCGAACTACTCACGATCATCAATGAGCAATGAGGGCTCTAACCTCACGTTGTCCTACAGGTGACCTCCATAGTTTTCAACACTACTTCATTCTCCACTCTTTAAAGTACTCTATATAGGATTCGAACCTATAAAACCTTGATCCTAAGTCAAGTGCGTATGCCAGTTCCGCCAATAGAGCATACAAATATAATGAAACTATTTATAGGTTCAAAAACCAATTAATAGTTTTGTCTAAGAGGGAAGACTCGAACTTCCAACCTCATGCTCCCAAAGCATGTAGACTACCAATTGTCCTACTCCTAGATATTTATTTTGCACACCCGCTAAGACTCGAACTTAGAACGATGGTTTTGGAGACCATAATGTTACCAATTACACCACGGGTGTGTTTGAGACCAAGGTGGGAATTCAACCCACGTTTTATAGTTTTGCAGACTATCCCCTATCGCAACATTGAGTACTTGGTCATTGTTGCTTTACTAGGATTCGAACCCAGACCTTATAATCCGTAGTTATATATTCTATCCATTAAACTATAAAGCATTATTAGAAGAGGTGGTGGGACTCGAACCCACAAACCGCTTTTAAACGACCTACTTGTTTTCAAGACAAGCTCTTCATCCAGCCAGATCACCTCTATAACTGCAGAGAAGATGAGACTCGAACTCACACACCAGTTTAACCTGATGAACACCTTAGCAGGGTGCGCCAATACCAATTATGGACTTACTTCTCTATAGCGGTCTATGAGAGAATCGAACTCTCATCTCATGATAGACAGTCATGCATCCTAGCCGTTGAACGAATAGACCTCATTTATGTGGAGATAGTGAGAATTGAACTCACCCAGGTTGATTGCAAATCATCCTCGCCAGCCATTGGAACATGTACCCCCATTTTGTGGAAGTGAGTGGATTTGAACCACTGTCCACCTGATCTTCAATCAGGCACTCTACCAAACTGAGTTACACTTCCTTAACTCTATAAAATTATGTGAGAGTGGTAGGATTCGAACCTACTCAGCATTTAAGCAACGGATTTACAGTCCGTCTCACCTCTCCAACTGTGGCGCACTCTCAGTAATGTACATTCTATAGGACTCGAACCTATAACTTTCTCCATGTAAGGGAGACACTCTACCAATTGAGTTAAGAATGTATTTAATTTATAAAATGATTATGTGCTTGTTCATTAACAAAGTCACCATCTTCATTTAGATTATCCAGTTGTTCTTCTGTCATTTCTTTTCCATTATAATCTGCACTTACTATATGAGCATCAGAGAAATCTGGGTAATCTGAAAGATTAACATCTTCCATTACTATGTTATCTATTAATTTGTAATCCATATTACTAATTTTATTTGATTAAACCAAGCGCCTGTTGATGGATTTGAACCACCGACCAATTGATTAACAGTCAACTGCTCTACCGCTGAGCTAAACAGGCTAATAATTGATCCCCTATTCAGATTTGAACTGAAAACCTCTTCATTACAAGTGAAGTGCTCTACCAATTGAGCTATAGAGGAATAAATAAATAAAGGTGAGAGACACGCCAAACAGCCTCTACTTTATGTGCAATGATTTAGCCTGTATGCACTACCTTTACTCTTAATTTAAATGTAGGCAATTAGTTTGCTAATGGTCTGTTAAGCCTACCACAGTCATCACACCAATTATCTTTCAGTATGTGTTTACTACCACAATACCTGCAAACTAACTGTTCTTTTTGCCTTTCAATATCGGCTATATCCAATAATTTTAACTGGTGTTCATGGTACATTTTAGCGTAATCTTCCATAACATCGGCTATCTTATTTGAATCATTAGACCATTCTTGTCCATGTTGGTCTATAAATTCTATGTATTCTTTTGCTGTTTTCATAATATTTAGTGTTTTAAATCCGTAAAAAACCAACTCCATACCCAAACCCTTGTACGCAGTTTCCTCTTCCACAAATTTCACAACTCATAATTAAATGACAGGAATATTAACGTAATTTTCGATAACAAACGTCTTAAATTCTTTAAAGTGTTCTTGTACAGTTTCAGCATTACATATACCAGCGTTGAATAACCCTTTGTATCTCGGGTTAAATTTAGTATATGGAAGTCCCTTTGCTTTTAAGAAACTTGCAGTAATGTCAGAAACAGTTTTTGTTGTTACTTTTAATCCTTGACTTCTAAGCCAACATTCTATGCCATAACAGGCGTTTGTTTTTCTTTGTAAATTACTCATTTTTGTTCTTTTTTGAATGTTTATTTCTAATCTCTAACTCAATCAACTCCTTTGGTTTTGCCAGTTCCCTATCAAGTTCGCATTTCATTTCAATGATATCTAATTCAGTTTGTATTGAGTAAGGTGATCTTTCCAAATAAGGTAATCCTAAATAGTGCATAGCGATAGTATCACCGTCTTCTTTGGCTTTAATAATAATTTAATTAGCACCATCTATAATAGCTGTACTATGCCTTGCTCAACATTACTTGTTAGAGTGATATTCGCATTAAGAGTTTATTAATCAACCGCAATTAATCATATATCATCGGTTATACTCTCACTATTATAAATGGTCACGAGATAAATAGACATCCTGATTGCCTCCAAGTATTTTTGTCGCTAAACTCAACTAACTTATATATTTATTATCTCTTGCAATGGAACTCCTAACTCTATTTAGTATTTCAAAAACTTACTATGACGAACCAAGTAATTAACCCACGCTTCACGTTTCTATAAGGGTTATTTTTTACTTCCAACATATCCATAACTACAGTTGGTAGAGTTGATAGATTTAATATATAATGTGCTAACTTTTTGCTTACACCAACATATTTTCCTTTACAATTTATATTCTATCTTTTTTAGTGATGATACTGAGCTTTCCAAAGTACTAACGTTCTCATCACAAGGTATAAGGTTTACCTATATTTTTAAAGATTATCTTCAACCCAATGAACAATTTCTTTTAATTTAAGCATGTAATCATAGTTTACATTTTCTTTGTGTTTAAAAGCCATTCTTTCGTAAATAAACTTTAAATGATTGCCTGACGATCCTTTAAGAAATTGTAGTTCTTCTCTGCTCCAACTAGTTTTAATTGGATGAATAGTAATTTCATTATGTGAATTTACTTTAAGTGTTTGTATATATTGTGAGTCATTTACACTACACTCTTTAGCACTCCAACATTCATCATAATTATCACACTTGCATCTAGGACATTTTTCCTCATACTCAACCAACACTTCATCAATACCACCTACTTCACAATACTTTTTAATAAATGCTTGTGATGGTTTAGGTAAACGCTTATCTCTCATTTTGGGAAATGGTACAGTATCATCATGTTCTCTTCCTATTACTAAAGATTTATTAGTAGTTGCTATTATTTTTTTAACCTCTTCTGGATAACAGAACCCACCGCCTTTAGTTTTTGCAGGTTGAATCATTAATTTTACTTTTCCTCTTATAGATTGAGGTGACTCGTGTCTGTAATAACATTTTCTAATACCATTTTTAATAAAATGCCCTCCATTAATTATAAACCAATCACCTTCTTTAATTTCATCATCTGTTGTGATGTAAAGGTGTTGATACTCATAACCTCTTTCAATAAGATTATTTTTATTTTCCATATTTGGAACATATCTTAAAGGGTTTCCGTGTGCTTCTGTAAAACAATATGTATTTCTTACTATATCTGTTTTATCTTCTGTAGGTAACACTATTACCTTTGCTTTCTTATTCACTTCCATTTGTTTAGTTTTAAGATTAATAAAATAAGTATAAGCTGCCTAACCTATACTCTTATTAACGCAATTAATATCACTCGCACCTCTATTGCTAGTCAGTGCTTACCTCTTTAGTGTTTTAATACTATGAGTCAATTATAGTTCCCCCACTTGGATTCGAACCAAGGACTCCTACATTAAAAGTGTAGTACTCTAGCCAGCTGAGTTATAAGGGATTCTAGAAGCTTCAGATGGAGTCGAACCATCATCTGATGATTAGAAGTCAACCGTTCTATCCATTGAACTATGAAGCCTTATAAATAGTATGAGATCCTGGATTCGAACCAGGGCACAGGTCATGTTTACGGTAACCTTGCTCTCCCACTAAGCTAATCTCATAGTTACTCTATCAGGGATCGAACCTGAACTCTTCTGAACCAAAATCAGACGTGTTACCAGTTACACCATAGAGTAATTTTGGGTGTCTGGGGAGATTCGAACTCACCGTCATCTGGACCACGATCAGACATTCTACCAATTAAACTACAGACACCATGTAGTAAATAGTCTACAAAACTAAAAACTATATTTATAATAACCAAACTAATTATAGAAAATAATATAAATGAAATAATAAAGAGTGTTATAAGAACACTCCTCATTATCTCATATTACAAACTATAATAAAGGTGATTATTATAACGCATCAAGCTCAGCTTCAAGCTCAGCTACAGACTTACTACCAAGTTCCTCATCTTTCTTACGAGAGATAAGTTCCATAAGCTTTTGCTTCTTGGCTTTAGTCTCAGCAGCTCTTGCAGCTCTATCAGCATCAGATACTTTAGTTTCTAAAATATCCAATACTATATCAAACTTAAGTTTATCTTCAGTTTGAGTTGTGGTCTTCTTCTCTAAGAAGCTTTTCTTTGATGAATTGTCAAGTTTTTCACTCAGTGAAACAGCTAATTCATCTAAACTGTCAATTGGTAAAGTCCATAGTTTTTCTACAGACACTGATCCCGCTTTTGTTTGTACACGTAGACCTTTTTTACTGGCTCTTTTGTAGATATCCATTGTTTATGTTTATTATTTATTAAAATTTAATTTTCATCATACGTTGATGACTACCTTTTACTTTTACAATTAATTCATCTCTAACAGTAGAGTTGAAACCAATACCTGCCAAGTGATCTATCTTATCAGGGTCTTTAATTATAGCTGTGTTAGATAAAACACTCATTGCTTTCCTAATCTTATTAAGTTTAGGATTTAAGTTATCATTATGAAAACCTTTTAATGGTATATCAGCTTTACAATTCTCTAACATGAACATATAATGCTTGTGTCCCACTTTATTGTCATTCCAATAATTAGGAGACAATGACAACATATTGATTTTATGGAAGTTCTGGGTATTAATTCCCCATATATTCTTCTCACTGGAACTAGATGGAAGATTATGTTCTATGTCAAAGTTTCCATTTTTATCAACAGTTACAATAGCTACATCCACATTTCCTGATACTGATCTGTCATAAGTATATTCATGCAGTTCACCATTGAATTCAATTTCAGCTTTAAATCCTTTACTATTGCGAGCACTATATTGATTCACAAAAAACTTAAAAGTTTTATCTTTAAGTTTAGAAAGTTCACCAAATGTAATATTTTCAACAACTTTTTTAGAATTACGTTTGTGATTCAACGGTCCTGTAATATCAATATCTAAAACACCTCCAGTAATATAACCTCTTCTGTCACTAAAATATATATGATCATATTTACCACTAGATCCAGCTCTACAATGTGCATCAAGATCAGAGTTATCAATACTATCTCCTTCACTCCACATAATACTGAATCGTAGTACACCATCAACACCACCACCTTGAGATTTAACAGCATCTTTGATTTCAGATTTACCAGTTAGGTTATTTCTATACGTCCAAGAATATCCGTTATTCCATTTAAATAGATCTGTAATGTCATCAGGATCTTTACTCTTAGTAATTGCCACAAAGTTATCAGCATGTCTATTTTCAACATAAGCTTCAATACTGGATGCAGTAGGTACAATATTCTCCATAAATTTCTCAATGGATATTTCTTCTACTTTATCAAATTCACTACGCTTATGTCTAGTAGATTTCTTAGACTGTGTTGGAGCAGAATCAAATATTGATACAGATTTGTTACTATCTGTTTCAGCATCTACATTCATGTGCTTAATTTCAGTTAACTTGATATCATCAAGTTTAGCCAAAGTTCTAATTAATGCAGATTCACTATATCCTAGAGCTTTAAACTCTTTAGCAGCCTGTTGCATCATTTTTTTAGTAACTGGAGCAGTCACATTTTTATAGTTAGCTGGATCCACTCTTTTATTCCAATTCTCACAAGCTTTGTTAAGTTCCATGCCTTCAGCAAGCTCAGTACACAATACTCCAATCAAAGTATTCTTGAATCCATATTGAGTAGGACTATTCATAGTATAGGTCATATACCAATATAGTATTTCCCTATTCCATGTAGATTTTTCAACCTCTTGAAGATATTTCTTGAAATCCTTTATGTTCTTCAAGTAAGCATTACCATTTAGTAATGATCCTTGATTAATCAGGTCTATTACTAAATCCAGAGTATCTATTGGTATAATTGTCACACTGGATTTAAATAGATTATATTTATTTCTATAATCACCTACAATGGCATCAATTGATTTGCCTGTTTTGTTTACAAACTCTTTAGGTAATTGTATACTGAAATGATGGAATTCAGTTATTTCTCCTACTTTACATGGTTTTAAAGTATGAGCATCTACAGTTTGTTGATCCCATTGCTTAAAATTCTTCTCAAGACCAAGTCTATACAATTCTTGTGTTTTATTGGTTTTTTCATATGGTAAGCTATTCAGCTCATCAAATGTTTCAAAGAATACATTACTGATACCATTACTCGTCAATGATTTACTCATTCTTTTGAATGGAGCATAGTATTCATTGTCTTTGTCTAATTCTTTGTAAATATCAAACATTGATACCAGAGTTCCCTCTTTAGTAATACCTATGATATTGCCATATCGTCTGATAAAGTTATTACAATTTTGACAATCGTGAAGACTTTTTTGAGGATCTCTCCATACAGGATCATCATCCTCTTTAAAATTTTCTAGATATAAATCCCAAATAGTATTGGTATTCACACCTGATCTAAATAACATATTTTGTGCACATACTACATTGATAAAATATGTTTGAAGCAATTTGTTTATTTGTTTCATTTGTTTTTTTGAAATTAAAATGGTTTTGGACTTATTTTTACTGATACATTCATACGAATGTCACTTGCGACTATCTTACGAAGTGTTTTGTTTTGTAGCCTATTGAATAAGACTAGATTTCTTTCATTAGCTCTTTTTGTTATTGTGCTAATTTTTGTAATCTTTTTAGAATTTTTCATTTTTTGCGTTTTAAAGTTTTAAATAAAATAAAGAGAGGCCATAGACCTCTCTCTAAATCAAATCACTTAACCTATTTATCTATAATCATGAAACACATGAGTACACTTAGTAGTACAACCTACACAAGCATATATAAATAGTGAGTGCAATACAAATCAATGCCAATACCAGCATTGTTTGTATGCACCCACTTGACTATTCTATTCTGGGGTATTCATTTGAATAGTCTAATAATCGAGCAAACTACATGTTTGATTCAGATGTCCTTGACATCTCTCGATTATGTTTTGATCTTACGCTGTAAGACCTTCAGAACTAGGAGCTCCTGCAAGCTCTCTGAAATCCTCGATGTCCCAAGCTTTAGGCTCAGCCATACCAGTATGATTTACATACTTGTCTTCAGCTCCTGCAATAGCCAACTGTGTTTTTCTGAACACAGGTTTACCATTATGAACAAGAATGTTCATGTCGTCACCATTGTTTCTTTTGAAGTTGAATCCAACTCGCTCCTGGTCACTCAATGCTTCATACTCATCCTGAGTTACCTCAAGAGTCTGAATAGTCACATCATCACCAATTGCTTTACCAAAGTCATCACCTTCTTTGAGACCAATAGCTTCAATGTTTGAAGTTTTCATGGTTTCAAAGGCTACAACTCTTTGAACTGAACTGGCATTGTCACCCAGCATCTTATTTCTAAGATTTGACAATGTTGATGGCCTTTCTCTTTCTGTTACCAATTGTAATGTTGAGAAATCCTTGTTTTTACCTGGTCTTGGTGCTAAAATAGCTTCTACGATTACGTTACTCATTTTTGTTTTAGTTTAGAGTTAAACTTGAATTTATTTTGAATTGTGAGTTAAATTTAATGACTTTAAACTCTTGGTCATTAGAATTACTTTAATCTAATCAACAGTCTTACTCTTAATTTTATACCTAATTGTGTTTTGACTTACTAGTCCTGTTTAGTAGTATAATTTTAAGTAAAATGTATTAAAGATTATTTCTTTCTAAATTCTAGAGACAATTGATTTATTGTCTCAATATTGTTTGTACTGTAACCCAGACTTTCTCTGAGTATATTCTTTGTGTTCTTTGACCTCGATCCATTATAAGATGTCGAGAACAGTGTTTTTTGATGACGTAATACTTTATACCATCTATCCTTTACTGTATTAATAGTAAGAGGAATATTTCTGTTGCTTAGCTTTACGCTGGCTTCAATAAAAGCTAAGGACAAGTTTCCCTGTCCTTTCTTTACACATTCTAAGATTATCTGATCACTGATTTTCATCTCCTTCATTTATTAAAGTGAATTCTTCAATTTTGTGATCAGCACAATACTTCTTGTACTTTTTGATCTTCATCTTTCTAAGATGGTGATCATCCTCCTGAATTGCTTGCATCCACAATCCACTAGCTTCAAAATGCTTAGATGATAGTTCCATCTTTTCTGGATCTTGATGTGTATGATTATTTGCTGCAATGTTTAAGTGAAATTCTTGTCCTTTATAAGGATAGAATTTGTTTGGCTTTTGTGACATGATATGTTTTGGTTAAATTTAAATAAGTAATAACAATGTTATAATAGCTATTACAATTATGTAAATTATAACAGCCTTATTTCTCGCTATTTCTATCTTATCAGTTGACCAGCGAGCTGCTTTCAGACAATAAATGTCTGCAATTAACAATAATATCATACTACTTATAAAATAAGCATAAATGACATTTCCTGTAATAATTGCCATAATAGATAAAATGACCAATATTACTATTGTTATGAATTTTGTATCAATTAGACTTCTCATTTCTTGAATGGTTTAGGTACTTTAATTCCAAATACATAGAAATTGTATGGATCTGACCTTCTCATTGCTGCCTCAAAATTATAATGTTTTTGAGTCTTAAACACTGTGTGTGCTCCTGTCCGTCCATTGATACCACTACTCCTTTGAGTAAATACTTTTTTTCCTCCACATGATGTGGCTCCTGCTGTGATTATAATTACAAAAAGTAATGTAATTAATTTGTTAATGAGTTTCATTTGAGTTTTGATTTAAGTTTGAATTTATTTTATGATTTTACTTTCTTCATTACAGATGAAAGAAATATTAAGTGACATATAAAAAAGAATATAGCCATTATAATGAAATTCTCTTTCATTGGCATTATATCTTGGTTTAGTCCGTCTATTTCTTGCCATGTTTGTGCGTAATTAATACTAACACACACTGCAATAAGTGTAACTACACTCATTATGAGTGGTATAATGTTTATTCTGTTCATGATACGATATGATTCGAAAATATACGGTAGTGATTTGTTTAAACGCAATCTCTAATCCTATCATTTTTTATTTATTAGATAACTTGATTGCGATCTACACGAGTTACTAATTCGTGTAAACAGTTTACATATAATTACAATAATTCTGTTTTATTCACGTTACTTTAAATAGTTGTAATTAACAATAGAGATAGTTTTTCGATTGCTCTATTTACTCAAGACCGCTTCTGCGCACAAAGCGTTGTTATTACAATGTCAATATGTCCTGAGTTTTATTGACAAGGAGTTTTTTTACCTTTTCAACACGAATGCTGATAAAGGGTATTTTCTTACTCTTACCTCATGATAAGTACTATCGCTGTCATAATATGACACGGGTTTTACATTCTCATTAGAGGCCACATGCCATTCGAAATAAGTATGGCTTTCTGTACTATC